GTGATGGACAATGCCGTTTGGCATAAATCAAGTACCTTAGAGAAACCACATAATATTGGTTTTGAGTTTATTCCTCCCTATACTCCTGAAATGAATCCAATTGAACAAGTTTGGGCTGAGATTCGAAAGAGAGGGTTTAAGAATAAAGCTTTTAAAACACTAGACGATGTGATAAACAAGCTTCAAGAAGTAATACGAGAGTTAGATTGGTCTATTTTAAAACCAATTGTTAGTAGACAATGGTTTAAAAACACTTGACTGGTTTGCTTTTGATTTTTGTTGAGTATTAGCACCCGAAAACACTCTTCAAAACCTTGCTGTAGGTCTAGTCTCCAAGTTAACAAATCAAGTTGACCGTATTGAGCACGCATAAACGATTTCTGGCCAGCCCATAGTAAGTGCGGTGGGTCAAAAACAACCATGTTGAAGGTTTCGTCATCGAATGGCATATCGCGAAATCAGCAACCACATCTGGCTTTACATTTATTTTCTTTCCGTGGATTTCAAATTCTTCTTCTCGTTTATCCATATAGGTTGTGTGAGGTTCGGCCTTATCAAACCAAAACATACGACTGCCGCAACAGGCATCTAAAATTCTGATTGTCATAGATCCTCCGCCTCCTCAACTCCAACTACCCTTTTAAGATAGTCATCAATATATACCCATTGACCTATTTTGACACAAAACTCAGAATAGTTAACAACGCTATGGAGTTTTGATGGGAGCACCCCGAAAGCGTACTCTTGAGCCACTATATTTTGGAAGGATGCTCGTTCAAATGGCCGTATAGCTGATACGACTTTTACTTTAAGAATCATTCCAACTCCTCCAACGCTACCCACCGAAATTGTGGGTATTGTTTAGCTTCTTCTTGGGTGCATTTGTAGGCGTATCGCTCAACTGTCAAAAAATCATCTGCCTGCCCCAAACTGAAAGATAGGGCTGTTCCTCTCATTAAAAAGGAATGCCTCCACAATCTCGGCTCTGGCACATCGACCAGAAGCACGCCTAGTTTTTCAGTCATTGTTTACCTCTTTCCATTTGACTTCCTCCTTTATTTTGTATATACTTAGTGTATATAAAGCAGGAGGACATATCATGAATACTGTTAAAACACGTAAAGTTGGTAATTCGCTTGCCATCACCATCCCAAAAGAATTGAACGTTGATGAAGGCAAGGAGTTCATTGTCTACAAGGGCATTGATGATGTCATCGTGCTTGCACCTAAAATTCCAAATCCCTTTGATAACATGGAGCCGTTCATCATGGACAACGACTTTGAAGGAGTGGTCTTGCTTGACAATGAAGGATAACTACATACCACAAAAACAAGACATCATCTGGATTGATTTTGACCCATCGCTTGGAAAAGAAATCCAGAAACGCAGACCAGCCCTTGTCGTTTCCAGTCACAAGTACAGCCAGATGACAGGATTTGTTGCTGTCTGCCCCATCACTCACGGTGCAAAAGCTTTGGAAAGCCGTGGCTTATCTGTCCCTATCCATTCTGACAAGGTAGACGGTGTGGTCAATCCAATGCAGCTCTACACCTTTGATTTCAGGGCACGAAACGCTAGTAAAATCACCCAGCTAGACACTTGGACTTTTCAAAAAGTCGTCCAACTTTACAACTACATTTTCGACTAGAGCCAAACGGCTCTTTTTTCGTTAGTCATTGATTCCCTCCACCAATTCAGGATTTTCATAGATGTTGCCGATGATTTTGCCCATACCGTAATCACCATAAACGAACCTTTCATATCCGTTGTCGAGAACAAAAGCTAGTGTGTCTTTGTCAAATTTTATAATGCCATAGTTGTCCTCATCTTGGTCTGGATAATATAAAATATCGCCAGCATACACCTCGACTTGCCCAGTCGAAGCCATCTTACCTGTGGATTGCATGAGGGTGACCAAATTTAAACTCAATTCATAGTCAGCTAAATACTCATCCGTTTCCTTATCGTAAATAGGTATCGTTACAGTTTTGTTAATAAAATCAATCGACCCAACCTCACTTATAATTTTATTTTTAAAAACAGCCCTAAACTTCGGTATCATTTTCTGCCTCCTTCATAAAATAGCCAACTAGCACCCAATCCAAACATTATATCCTGAGCAAGCGTCATCTCACGGATAATGTTAGGGGCAAGCGAATAAAATATCAGTATAAATCCCAAAGACCTTAATAATTGTTTCATCACTCCTCCACAATTTCCACTCCAGACACGAATAGAGCCTCGCAAATGCAGTGTTCTGAACAGAATATGTTGTCCAATCCATCTGGGTCATCAAAATAATTAACTAGTAAGAAATTATCTCGAATCATCAGATATTCTTCTTCAAAGATTTCGCTCCGACAATTTGCGCACACCGGACGTTCGTTATCTTCATTCACAATATCTTTTTCCATCACTCCGCCTCCTCATCAAACTTTACCTCACTAAGCACAGCACGGACTAGCCTACCGTTAATTTTGACTGCAGCAACTGGTCTTGCATATGGTCGACCTAGCAAATCTGTGCCAGTATCTTGAAATATACCAAGAAATTCAGCCCGTCTCCATTCTTTGTGAATCCTTACCCTACAGGGCTCAGAGTGGTAGCTTACAGAAATTTTCCCTCTCATTGGTCAACCTCCTGTAAAAAATTCTTTAATTTTTCAAAATTAATGATAGCTACTTCTTCAACCCTACAACTTTCAATATTGAATGTTGGGTCATCTTTCTTAAATTCTTTTTGGATTGATTTTCTAGCTTCTGAAGGCAAGGAGAATACACTGGCACCATTTCTCAAACTGAGTATGTTACCATTTTTGGAAACGACTCTGTATCCGATGTTATACGGTCTGATGCTAGTTGGTACTTTCAGCCTCTTGGATTCATCTTTTAATGTCTGCTCTAGTGTTTTGACCATCACTCCACCTCCACAGGCTCATAACTAATCTTGACCAATACCCCTAAACCATCGTCATTTGTTAGTTTAGCCTCCATCGAATCACTACCTTCTTCTTTCAGCATTGCTAAAATGTCAGTTATTGTCATTTTTAAAAACTCATCTGGTGTCATTATTCTACTCCACCTCTTTCGCAAACTGCCACGCCCACTCAAAAGCCTTTTTGATTTCGGATTCGGTGAGCTTTTGGTTTGGTTTATTTTGATAGCATTCTTTTGATTTTCGTTTTACTAACACAACCTTATTACCTATTTTTTCAAGCCTGAATTTCGCATGCCCTTTACCGCTCCTATTCGGATTCGGTATCTCCACCGTATACAGTTTCTCCTGCTCAATCTCGAAGCCGAAGAACTGCATCTGAATGAGTATCAAAATTGAATTATCTTCGTAAACAAGCCACTCTTCGAACACATCCAACAAATCATCGTTCTCTCCATTGACTTTTCTATATGTTTTGGTGATTGTGCTATATATTGCGGTATTAAGGTCATCTTTATTTCTTTCATACCACTCCGCCACAAACTTCGGCACCACAACCGTCTGCGGTTGGTCGATTTGGTCAATTAGTTCAAAAGTGTTATCCAAAAAACTTCTGACATCTGTATATAACGCTTCTGCTTGTTTTTCAAGTTCCTGTTTATTCATCTGTTTCCTCCTACCCTGCAAACATCTCACTTAGATGTGTCTGCTTTGCTTGTTTTAATAATTCTATGGTTGCCTCTTCCTTGGCTTCCATCTTCTCAATCACATCCAGATACCTTACAATTTCCGCTTGTTTCTCCAAGTCCGTATGGATTTTCAGTTTCATCTCGTTTAGGGTACCCACCTGGATATTCAGTCCCGTCTGGACTGTATAGATGGAATGCCCTGCTTGGTAAGAAATAGCATGATAGAGATACTTGGGCAACACCTTGTCATTCGGCAAAAATACAGCGTAATGACTTGGAATTTCCGCCTCTTCAGCATGGTACAGCACTTGACCTCTTGTCGCACTAATTTGTATCAAGGTACAGCCAGCGGGATAAACCTTGCCACTCGACCGCTCTATGCTTGCTAGTTCTGTAATTTTGGTTAATTTCATCACCATAATGTTAATTGCTCGCTTTCTTCTTGGACTAGCTCAGAAAGGCTAGGCTTGTCCACATACTTAGACAGTAACTGCTGGTCGTTTTCCAGTTCTTCCTGCTTGGTTGGATCTGTCGCCACCAGTTGCCCAAACAATCTTGCAAACTCTCGCTCCGTTTCGGCAATTTCCTTGTCGATCTCAATCAACTCCCTCAAGATGACCCCTAAAGGTTGGACTTCTTCAGGGATGAAAGTATCGACATAGCGGGGAATATTCAAGTTGAACCCATTCTCGACAAGCTCCTCCCAGTCAGCTAGGTAAGAAAAACGCTCTGTTGTCATTCTCAAGGACACCACCGCAGCAATCTTCTTGATATGCTCCACATCCAAACTGTTCTGTGCTTTGCCCTTGGTAAATTCATCCTTGGCATCCACAAAGAATACATCTTTCTGACTTCGCCCCTTTCTCAAGAGCAAAATCGCAACTGGGATACCTGTATTCAAAAACAGGTTGGGTGCTAGACCGATAACGCTTTCGATTATTCCATGTTCCAACAACTGCTGGCGAATAGTCCCCTCACTATTTGCACGGAAGAGAACACCATGCGGAAGGATGAGCGACATGCTGCCACCGTCCTTAATCTGATGAAGACCATGTAAGAGAAAAGCAAAGTCCGCCTTGGTTTTGGGTGCTAGTCCAAAGAGGTCAAACCGTTCATCACTGATTGGCGTCCATGCCATTGAGTAAGGTGGGTTTGAGATAACCACATCGACCTTCCTATCGCTTGGATGATCTATCTGACTGATAACACCGTCCTGGATAGCATATACATTGAAACATTCTCGTGTCAGACTATCGCCGTGGATAATCTCAGCGTCAATCTTGCGAATGGCTAAGTTAATCAACAGAAACTGGATAACCCTCGCCGAAAATTCCTCACACCTCACAAACTCCACATCTGGATGATAGTTGAAGTATTGGATGGTCAGGCTTCCTGTCCCCGCACAGATGTCTGCTAGGCTCTTGCCAGCAATTCCGCCACACCATCGGGCGTGTAGTCCCGCTTCAGCTTTTTGCGGTCCGCCCCCTCTTCCTGAAAGAAGTCGCGGAATTGGTCCAGTTGCCTATCGCCATAGATGGCAGCGATACGATCCAGCAGGTCAGACTGCTCAGGGCTGAACAGCTTTGTCATTAGTGCCTGTGGAACTTCAAAAACCTCTTTGACCCCACATATTTCTAAAATGGATTCTCTATTCAACTCCCCCGTCCTTTCATATAATCAGGCATCTCCTGCCCGATTTCAATTTCTTCGTTATGAGCCATCAACTACCTCCATATCTGGTCCGATGATACTCTACTGCCATACAATCCAACTCCGCCACAAACTCATCATCAGACAGAGCCATCAACCGAGCCTTTTCAGACATCCGTAGCGGATAGTTCGCCACCTGCCACTCCTCCAGCATCTTCAATCTCGAAAATCCATCCATCAGCTCTCAACCTCCTTCACCAAAAAATAACAATCACAAGCACCATAATCCACCCGCTTCACATCATCCGAACCACTAGTCCGAAAGACTGGGCGTTGAATAGCCGAGTAGGAATAGATGTGCCAGTAGATAGCCTGCTTGACATCTTCCTTGATTTCGTAGACACCTATCGGAAAGATCCAGCCGCCATTCACAACGAAATCCAGCTTGTACATTCAGTCCTCCACCTCTATAATTTTAAAATTCCCATGCAGATACAACTGCTTTGTCATTACGACACCAACCTGCCAATTTGCGTACCGAAAGGCCTGACGCTCATTGCCATAGAAAATTTCCAAACCAGTTGTCGAATGCCTCACATCACGGACAAAAGGATTGTCTTGCTTAAGACCGTGTTTCAGAATGACCCGTTTTACCTTGTCTAATCCTTCCATAAGTTCATAGCCTCCAAAAATTCAGGCGAAACATCAACATTCTTAGGCAGTTCCTGTTCTTGTTGCCTAGCTCGAACGAGTTCTACTGTCAGTAACTTATCATTCTTCCAATTTCGTAAAATCGCTTTGATATAATTCCATACAGGTTTATTGCGAAATACCCCTTCTTTAAGAGCTTCCCTTATTAATTCAGGGCTAAGCCCTTCTTCAGTAGCAAATTTCTGGATGTCCTCAATTTCAAATGGACTTAATAATCTTCCAAAGCCAGCTTCGAAATCTTTGAATAATTGCTTGATTGAATAATCGCTATTATTTATACAACTACTACTAGATAAGTTTATATCTATATCTTTCTCTTGTTCTTTCTCTTTCTCTCCGTTACCATTTGTTACATCACTGTTACTTTGTAACACCTTTTGGTTCTCACGATGCTTGCGAACCCTACGGGCACTTGCAGTTTCACTACCTACCATCTCTGGGACTTGCTCCAAAAAATACTCCCTATCCGATATTTTTGACAACAGTTTTTTGGACTGTAAAAAAACAAGGGTAATTTTTACATTTTCCACATCTTCGTCAATTACCAGCGCAATTTCTTCAGCCAAGTTATCAGCGACCCCGTCAAAAAATAGAATCCCGTTATCTTCCAGGCTCAACAGCATCATCTTAAGATAGATAATCGTGTGAGTGTCCCCTCCTGCTATTTTTCGAAGCAACTTCATTTCCTTGGATTTGAAGAAATCCTGTGCGAGTTGAATCCAATAGTACCGCTTATTTGCATTTGCCAATCTCTATACCTCCATTCTCCTCCCACATCTCAGCATTTACATCTTTATTAAACAAGTCCTGCTGATAAATTCTAGCCTTCTGCCAAGTATCAAACGACCGTTTTTGGTAAAATCTATAACCACGCTTAGTCTTGGTTTTCTTTGCCACAATCCAGACCATAGCTAGACCTCACGCTCTGCCAATAGTTCAGCCTGGCACTTGTTGACATTCTCCAAGAAGTCAATCCGTCTGCGTAGCTCATCAATCAGCCTAGCCTGCCCGACACATTCCTGATTTTTCAGCAAGGCCAACTTCTTGTATTCCTTGGCTGTGTGCCTAGCGTTGACCAATTCACGCTCAAGCTCATGTTGGCTTTGCGGAATATAATCCTCTTCCTCAATGCTCAAAAACTTTTTCATCATGTCCCAAAATTTCATTCTATCCTCCGTAATATCTATGAATTTGCAAGTATCTCAAATTCCGCTCTGGTTGTTTTTCTTCAATCACAGGCTCCTTGACCTCTATTTCAATCTCAACAGGCTTTCTGATCAGCCAGATTAAGATTGGGGTAAAAATAGCAATAAATGCCAAACCTTGTTCTGCTGTCAACATCAATTCTTCTGTCATATCACTGTCCTCTGCCAATTATTGTGGTACCATTCGATGACGGCATCGCGAGGGTACTTCTCGCGAGCATTCGGAATACGTGGAAAATCTTTGTGACAATTAAATCGTGCATCAAAACTCCCTGTATCCTTTGTTCCAAGCAACATTTCAGCACATTGTGACTTGTTGAGTTCCATAGGAAACCGTCTTTTTTCGTCAATGACAACGTGCATGACCTTCAACGCTCTATCCATTAGCCCAGCTTCAAACTGGTCCAACATTTGAATCATTAGATCATTCATGGTATAATCCTCTTGTAATATTTATTTGTGAGCCTGATTGCCGTCAGGCTTTTTGCATGTCTTCATTCAAAAACTTGTTGATGAAGTAAGTCTGACCCTTACCCGTCATCTTGGTCGTCTTGCTAATCCTGATACTGCCATTCGGCTCGTTATGCGTCCGCTCCTTAACCTCGAACAAGCTCATATCCATAGACCTCTGGGTCGGCATATTGTAGCTCTCTCCACGTTTCCGAATGAGAAAACCATTATTGCGCAACCACTCAAACAAGCGGTTTTGTCCAATGTTGTAGCCGTTCTGACGCAAAATCTTGGCAAAGTCCCCAATCAAGATAGATGTAGCACTAGCCTCGACAGCATTAGCAAAAAGCACTTTGGGTTTGTCTGCCTCAATCTGTGCTTCCAACTGATGCATCTTCTTATCGGCCAATAGCAGAGCTCGTGCCATAATCTTCTCTGGACTGTTAAAGTCCTTTTCGACCTGGATAAAGTACTGCCGTACCTGCTTGCCTCGCTCTGTCCGTTGGATCATAGCAATTTCCTTAGCCATGTCCAGCTTGATAATGTGGTCAACAGCTCGACGACCTCCCGTACTTTCGCTCAAATTTGAGCAGAAGTCCTGTCCTTCGACAAATCCATATTCGGTCATTCTAGGGAACCAGTCCTTATATGCCGTCTTGACACCCAAAGCCTCATGTAGTTGCCTACCAGACACCACAGGCTCTTGATTGTCATTCAAGTTAATATTGATAATTTCGTTCATAAAATTCCTTTCTAATTTGATATAATTAAAATAAAAACGATTGGAGTATAATAATGTCTAATAAAACTTGCTTCGTAGTCACAGCAATAGGCCAAGCTGGATCTCAAGAAAGAATCCATGCCGACAAAGTCTTGACTTATCTAATCGAGCCCGTTTGCTCTGAATTAAACATTCAGGTTATTAGAGTAGATAGAGAAACTACCAACGGTGATATAAACGAATCTATACTCAACCATTTGAAAAATGATGATTTAGTTATTGCTGATTTGACGGGGTACAATGCAAATGCATTTTATGAATTTGGATACCGCCAAGCACTAGGCCTTCCAGTAGTGCCAATCATCAAGCACGATCAGCGTTTACCATTTGATGTGATTTCAAAACGTACCGTATTTTATGACACAGATGTTTCAACCATTTAAGACTCGAAATCAAAACTCAAAAACATGATTTTGGATTTCAAAAACTTCGTAATGCCAAACAAGCGTGATGACACAAAATCGGAATTAGAAATCATCATTGAAAAACTGGACTTAATCATCGAACAAACTAAACCACAAAAAACAAGTTCATCTTCACTAACCAATTACGATGCAATTGGTAACGAAACGAAGAAGATATTAGCAAATGCTAGAGAAATTCTCGCGAATCAACCCAAATCTAATTTTGATTCAGCGACAATTCCACACCTGCAACATAACCTTGGAGATACCGAATAAGTACCCTGTCTTCCTCCATTTCTTTTTCTCTCATCGCTATCCGATTTTCAAGTTCGGATAGTTTTTGTTTTACCTCTTGAAGGTCCATCCCCTTCTCCTTTCTAGTTTGTTAGTTGGGTAGTTTTATGAACCTACCGAATCTTAAAATCTTCAATCACACGAGCAATAAAACGATTTGCTTGTGGATTTTTTAGTTTACCGTTCAAGATATTGGTGACATCTTGGCGAGCCATGCTGTATTGCACCGCTAACGTTGTAATTGTGAGATTGTTGTCTTTTAAGTATTCCAATACTTTTTGACGACCGCCGTCCACATTTGGCATATAATTTCTCCTTTCTTGTAAGTTAAAATGAATAATAATAATCAACGGAAATCGTGTCTGCTCAAGTTTTTTACAGTAAACCCCTTTACAAAACTTCTTACATTTTATATAATGTAATCAATCATAAACTCGAAAGGAGTGATATTCTTTGTCAGAGTTTTTGAGGTATACTGTGTCTCAGTAAAATCTGGATTCATTTGTAGGTTTTCCTTTTGCCTACCGTACTTGACTAGCAAGGTTTAATAGGGGAGACTGGAACCTCTTTGGGGTCTTAGCTAGACCGCCACAAATAGTTAAACAAGCTGTCACTCGCTAAAGTGACGAGGAACCGGATATCCAAAATCGAGAATCAGATTTTATTTCAACTACAGTGCCGGGGACGATACCGGCGAAGTGTTGTTGACTACTGCTATTAGTTTGAGCAGAATAATTTCCGTAATGCATTTCAGATAGCAGCTGGAATGCGTTTTTTTATTTTGCCTATAAGACAAAAAACGCCCCTACCGAACTGATAGAAACGTGATATAATATAAATTGGCACTGACGATACCGCCTCGAAGGGAGGTGAGAAGTCCAATGGTAGAAACACTTATTTCATCTATCATCGGCCCGTTAGTGGTCGGTATCCTTCTACTTGTCATTGAAAAATGGCTAGACGAAGATTGATAGTGTCAAAAAGCCCCCTGCTTATGTGGAAGTGAGCAGGGGGCTTTCTTTGTCCGATGGTTTATCGAAACACTTATTTTCCCCTATATCTTACCACGTTTCTATTCAGTTGTCAAAGGGCTTGTAAGCGAAAGAGTTAGAAAATTTTATATAAATTCTTGACAACTTACACCTTTTAGGGTAAAATCAAAGCATAATAAAAACAACGTTTAGAACACTTCTAATCATTTATAAATACAGTTTGGCGACCGTGTTATATTTAATTTTAGAATGTTTTTGACTTCGTTTTTTTCTAACTCAATCATTTACAAAACATATTTTACACCTTTTGGGGTAACAAGTCAACACTTTTACACCAAATTTGTTAAAATGTTTTTTGGAATGCTCTGGAAAGGTTGATAAATCAATGTTTTCAACATTTGAAAAAATTAAAGAACTAGCAAAAAAGCAAGGGAAATCCCTTGGTTCTGTAGAAGAAGATTTAGGCTATGGCAGAAATACACTATATAAGATAAAAAATTCTACTCCTAACGCCGAACGTATTGCTGAAATAGCTAATTACTTCAACGTATCCACTGACTACCTGCTCGGACGGACGGATAACCCACGGATTGCCAGCGATGAAAAATCAGATAAACTAGATACAGCTGAGACTCAGCTAGTTGCTGCTTTCCGAAATCAGACACACAATATGACTGAGGAAGACAAAATCCGATTTAACAAAGCGATTGAAAGTATGATGGTAACGGCTAAGACCATCATGGATGATGAGAGCAAGTGGAGGTAACTATGGCTAGAAAAGTCATTCCACTCAGACAGTATATCCAACATTGGGACTACGCCGTTCCCGTGATTGAAGCAACTGCTAAAAAGAATACCCTACCACTTGAACAGGTCACCTTTCAGCACATCATTAATCACTTTGAACAAACCTATAACATTCATTTTGTCTTTTTTGAAAAAGATCCATTCCCAGGACTTCCACCTGCTGGCTTGCTAAGCACAGAGCACGTCAAATACCGAGGTTTAGTCACTAACCCAGATGTCACCTATTTGGATGACATCATCTGTCAGCATAACGACGCCTTTACCATTTACGATGAGGAAAAAGATAAGTACCTCGTCTATATCAATCAGACACATATCAAGCATCGAGTTATTTTTACCATCTTGCATGAACTAGCCCACGTAGAAGCACATTTCAACGCAGGACGTTCTGATGAAGTCGCTCTCGCTTGTGCCAGCAACTACCTAGACAACCCGCTAGAGACCGAAGCCAGCACCATGGCATCCCTCTTTTACATCAATAATAACCGCATGGTTTGGCACCTCAAAAACGGACATTCCTACGAAGAAATTAAGCAAGCCAACACCATCAGCGACAATGCCCTATTTAATCGACTAGTTGATTTTGTCCATTATCGGATCTTTACTTACGAAGAACACCCCTTAGATGAACAACAGCAACGACAAGCAGCAATTAACCTTGTGAAAAAATTCAAACAAGGCAATAACTTACTCCAAAAGCATTATGATATAGACGTCTGACGGGGAAAGAGATGGACGACATTGACCAGGTACTTGCTAAACACTGGTAAAAATAACATAATTTACTTGACAAAATATAAAAGAGACTCTATAATAGAATCATACGAAGTGGCCCGGATACGCGTTGTATCCTACCGAAAGAGTCTCGAATTATCGAGGCTCTTTCGTGCTTTATAAGGAGTTAATATGAAACCATTTTCTGATATTGGAGAGCAACTTCGCATTCTTCAAGAAGATAAAAAGCTACTAATCCAAGACATGGACAATGCCATCTTTGCACTAAAGAACTGTGGCTACTATGAAATCGTCAATGGCTACAAAATCTTCCTGCTAGACCCAAATGAAGAGGCTGAAGTCTTTAAGAAAGGCGAGACCTTCGAACACCTTGCCTCCCTCTATAATCTCGACAAAGAACTGCGGAACTATGTCATGCAGGCAACGCTAGAGATTGAAAGCTCCCTAAAGACCGCACTGGCATACACCATTGCAGAAGACTTTGGAGTGAATGAAGCTGATTATCTGGATAGAAGAAAATACAATAGTGGCATTTTTGTAAAAAAATATAATAGCTTTCAACGTGACTATTTGCTTGATATGCTGAAAGACATTGCTGCCAACCGTAAGGTTGAGCCACTAATCTCCTATAGAGTAAAGCATGGGCATATCCCTCCTTGGATACTCTTCAAAGAAGCTACCTTTGGAAACTTCGTCAACCTTTTCAAAGTTCTTAAAGGACCGCAGAAAAATAAAGTCATTGCACACTGTATCGGCTTGGACATCAATTTACTAACAGAAGACGACAAAAGGCTATTCGGAGAAATGTTGGACCTCGTTCTCGCCTTCAGGAACAGAGCGGCACACGGCGGACGAATCTTTAATTACAAAGCCAAAAGAAACACCGCCTTATCCTACCACTCAAAATTCCACCCACAAATAGATATATCCCCTGCCGATTATCGACACGGAAAAGGCAGAAATGACTTCTACACCTTTTTCTACTCAATGGTCATTTTCGATAATAAAAACGGGCATAATTATCTTCGGGCCTGCTTATATAAGATAATGGAGCATGAGTCAGGTTATCCTGCCGATGTAGAAATCTTAGAAAGTCAAATGGGTTTCCCAAAAGATAGACTAATTTATGAATTAGAACTAACAAAAGAATTGCTAAACATATTTTCATCTGATAAAATATAGTTACTAACCTAGGTTTCACCTAGTGCAAAAACGGAGTTGGCACAAGTTGCCACGACCGAGCGGTAACTATTCGTAGTTGCCGCTTTTATTTTACAACAAACAAAAAAGCCCTACGCTCAAATTTTGGTAGAGGAGAGCGTAGGACGAATCATGTATAGTAAAAACCTGCTTTGCAGTAGGTCTCTTTACTATACCCATTTTAACATAGAAACGAGGTGAATGCAATGTGGATAGAAGAATTGCCGAACGGAAAGTACAAGTACACCGAACGCTACAAAGACCCTTTGACAAACAAATGGCGCAAAACATCCATCACTCTTGAAAAGAACAGTCCACAAGCTCGCAAACAAGCTCAGGCGATTTTAACAGAGAAAATACAATCTTTATCCTCTGCTACCTCTGACCATTCCGATATGACTTATAGCCAACTAAAAGAGGAATACCTAGCCCAATGGTTGCCGAAGGTCAAAGACAATACCAAGCGCAATAATCTAATTTTTGACAAGCATCTGTCTGTATTTCTACCAGAAGATACTAAGATAGCAAACATCACAAAGCGAACTGTCCGACAACTCATTACCAAATTATCTAAAAAACACAATTATCCCGTTGTTTACAAATGCAGAAAACGGCTTGCTGCGATACTTTCCTATGCGGTAGACATGGAATACCTAACTACTAACCCGACCAAGAACGTACTTGTCCCAAAACCTGTCAAAGAGTATTCAGATGAAACGATTGAATTTTTGAATAAGTCAGAAATATTGGCTTTATTTAAGCAAATGGAGGATGCAGAAGATTTCCAGACACTAGCTATCTGTCGCTTTATGTTCGCAACTGGTGTCCGATACGGTGAGCTTGCAGCACTCACAAAAGATAAAATCAACTGGACAGACCAGACAATCACAATCAACGCTACTTTTGATTTTAATACAGGCAAACGAACAACCACAAAAACCGAAACATCGACTAGAATTATTTCAGTCAGCCAGAACATCCTAGAAATCGTGAAGCAAGAAATCACAGAAAATGCAAGGGCTGGAATAGAAACAGATTACATCTTTGTAGGAAGAAACAGCAATCCAGTCTTTAACTCTGAAATCAATAGACGGCTAAAGAAATACAACCCAAATATCACCACTCACATCTTCAGGCACTCCCATATCTCATATCTAAGTGAGAAAATGGTCCCAATCAAGGCTGTTATGGATAGAGTAGGCCACTCAGACCCTCAAACCACCCTCAAAATATACTCACACACTACTCACGACATGATAGACTACATCAACAAGAGTACAGCTGAACTCTTTTAGTTTGCCCCTTTTGTGCCCCTTGGTCACTTTTTAGATAAAACAAAACCCTTGAAAACATTGATATTTCAAGGGTTTTTACTGTATTTTCATCTCCCCTGCAGGAATCGAACCTGCAACTAATTCTTAGGAGGAATTTGTTATATCCATTTAACTAAGGGAAGTCTGCTTCTCTATTGTACACTAGAAGAGAGCAGATTGCAAGAGCAAGGTTATATAAGTTTTTTCAAATTTTTACAAAAAAGTAGAACTTACTCTAAGATGAAATACTTATTATTTTTATGCATTTCTCTCATGATAATCTCTAAAAGAAGTAATTCTAGAATGTACCTCGAAAGTTTGTCGTTTTTATGCTTGATTCCTATTCCCCTTCCTTACGTCTCATTGAGACAGCCATTCCGAGTGAAACTAAGCCACCCAAGCTAATAAGAAGGGAGCCTAGGGCTTCTTGACCGGTATTTGGAAGTGTTTGATTTCCTGATGCTTTTTCAGCTTTCTTATTTGAAATAGGAGCCATACTTCCAGATGGTGCTGGTTGCTCGTTTGCTTTCTGATTTGCTACACTATCGCCACCGTCGCTTGCTTTTTCAGGTATTTTCGTATCGGTAGTTGTCCCAGCAGTATCTCCTTTTTCTTCTGCTTTTGGTTCTTCTACGTACTCCTCTACAAATGCTTTTCTGCCTGTAATAGTTGCACTAATGGTTTGACCTGCTTTTTCTAAATCAGTCAAATACTCAACAAATACTTCTGTATCTGGATTGATAGCGCCAATCAGTTTAGCTTCTTTGAAAATCGAGAAACCATCCCCACCACCAAATAGGAAGTCATTGATGACAAGTGTATAGGTTTCTGTCGGAACAATCTCTGTTCCATCTTCTTTGAAGGCTTTAACAACCTTGTAAGGATTTTCTTCCGTTGGATTATCTGCTTTCGTGTAGATATATTTAATTCCAGACATTTGAAGGAAATATTTTTCGCCTTCATCGTATTGTTGATTTAAGGCTTTATAAATCTGCTCACCTGTCATTTGAACGACTTGTAGGATATTCCCAAATGGTTGAACAGCTTGTGCTGCTCCCCAAGTAACTGTTCCATCCTCTTGGACCTTCAAATCTGCCCGAATCCCGCCATTGTTGGTCATTGCAAAGTCAACATCATAACCTGATTTCTTAGCAATAGCTAATTGAGCCGATGTTACTAAATTGCCCACAGCACTTTCTTTAAATTCATTTACCTCGCGAGAAATATCTGTCGCTTGACTAGCCGTACCAATTTTTTGCTCTGTTACTTTTTTAACGATGGTATTTGCTTCGTCTACAATCGCCTGAATTTCTGGACTTGGTGTTTTCTGCCCTGGTGCTACTGCAATAATTTTCGCAGTCGGAACTTCTTTAAAGTCGGCAATATCTGTATCATAAACAGCTCTAACATCTGCATAAGCCTTACCTTGTGAGGTAGCTTGTACAATCAAGGTTTTACCTGTTGTACCGTTTGTATAGACATGGTTGTGACCGGCAAACACAAGGTCAACTGAGTGTTCAGGATAGATTTCATTTAGCTTAGCAATCATATCCGCAGCTTCACCATCAGCCACACCATCCTTGCTTGTAGCTGGGACGTGAGCCAGTACAACTATCGCATTTACACCCTTTTCAGCTAACTCACGCGCATATTTCGCAATCGTCTCTGCCTCATTCAAAAAAGTGTACTGCTCATAGTTTTTCTTCAAAACAAGATTAGGAATTTCTGTCGTAACTACACCAATGAAGCCAATATTTGCTTCTTTATCATTTACAGGAATAGTCTTAATAGCATACGGTTTCCAGCCATACGGAATTTCACCCGTCTCTTTGTCAATAACGTTAGCGATAACAATCTCCTGTTTGGCAGCTTCATGAGTATAATTATCTACAATCTCATTAAACTGGCCTTCTTTTGGAGCCTCACCAGTCATGATACGGTTATACTCATCAAGTCCCTCATCAAATTCATGGTTCCCCAAAGTACCGTATTCAACATCCATTTTGTTAAAGACTTTTACAGTTGGTTCATCTTGTAAAAGTCCAGAATTCGATGGACTTGCACCAACCATATCTCCGGCTTGAACACGGATAGACTCTGCAGGTGTTTCTGTTTCTGCTGCTGTTTCTTCAAATTCTGCTTGCGAATCATCCATGTAAGCATCAAGCAAAGCGGCAGTTCCTGCATTCCGAACTGTTTCCCCTTCCAATCGCGCTGTCCCTGTCGTATCAAGCGCACCATGGAAATCATTAACTCCCATAATTTGAACAGCTAATTCATCTGCTAAAACAGCCTGTGTTGTAATGACACTAAAACCAGCTACAAGAGCTAGTACACTGCTTTTCAACCGAATATTCTTTTTCAT